AAAATATGCTCAACTGATGACTCTCTCACTGATTCGATTATCTCACCCGGATTATGAGCTTTTACCCATTCAACGAACTTCCTATCTGACTTAATAACCCACTTGAACTTTGGCTTGCTGGTTGTCACATAAGCTACTTGTTCGCCTTCTATCTCAGCTTTTACCCTGTCAGCGCCAATCTGGTCCATTTCGGCCTTTAAACGCTCTCTGAGGCTGTCTTTAGCCTTCTTGGCCTCTTGCTCTATCATCGTCACAGCTGCTAGCTCCAGGCTCAATTCTTTGATTCCCATTTTGCTCCCTAACTTTCGCTCGTCTTAATCTGGTTTCTAATGAACTTAAGCTAACGCCCATATCCCGGGCGATAAACTCTTTATCAAAGCCCCAGCTCATCATTTGGTAGATATAACTGAGGCTATGAATCCGCCGCTTTATCGGCTCTTTGTCTTGCCCGCCCATCCGTCTCCTTTGAAATGGGTTGGAGTGGCTGTCCAAACTCGAAACATTCGGACACCGCAATTCTCGCAGATTACTTCTTTTGGTGCATCAAAGCCAAGAGCGACATCCTGTATGCCATCGCACTTATCGCACTTGAACTCATAAATCGGCATCAATAAACCTTTCCATCGTAGCTCCACCAGTCCAGTAAAGCTCTTTGATGCGTTCCTGTCCGGCAGCTATTAGGCAGATTCGACATTTAGCGGCTTTCATCTTGTAATTGCCACATTGGTCGCACCTTGTTATGTCATCCTCTTTGTTAGCTAACCGCTCCACTGGGTCCACCATTCTCATCTCAAAGCAATTCTGACATTCAAGCAACCAAGTCTCAGCTGCCATCTCTGGCACATCGCTTGTGTCATATCGTTTAACTTCTCGGTGAGCTGAGACTTTTTTGCAGTTACCGCATTTGAATGGGTGAACATCTTGAATCACTTCAACTCCTTGTCACTAAGCTGCCAACAAGTTTCACACCAAATGTGCCTATTACCGCATTCACAATTATTGGCAATTACCTCGCCGTGATAATTGCAATTACGACAAATATCGGAGCAAATGCTTGGATAGATATCCGTGACTCTGTAATGCATCACTTTTGGAAGCTCCAGCTGCCATCAGAATTGATTCTCATCCATCTAGCAGGATGACCAGATTTAGGTGTCGGGCAGACCCAACCCCGATATTCCTTACCTTCTTTCACTCCTTGCTTGAGCACCATCGGGCCATCTCCACCGGAGCACAGTGGCACTTCATCAACTATTTCAGCACCTAACTCCTCAACCATTTGGCTAACATCCCAGACTATTGGCTCTGGATCGTTTGGTCTTTGTGCTTTGACGAATTCCGCAAGTTCTGGTTTAGTTGTTTCAATTGGCTTCTTAGGCGTTGTGACTGGTTTCGCGAAATATCCAGCCAAATTGAGTGCTCTGCCAAGAGCGCCAGTTTCAGCGAGTTCAAGAGCGTATTGCTTTGATTTCGACTCCGAAGATAATCCCGTTGTCCAAGCTGCCAAATCTGCCTCAGTACGATAGAGCTCAACTTTAACAATATAAACATCACAAGAAGCGACCAGCGATTCCTCAAGGACGTGCGACTTAATACGATAGTCCGGATACGCATTGATAAACTCCTTTAATCTGTCTTGCACACTTACATAATCTTCAGTCCAGTTTGACATCTAATTTCTCCTGTTCGGCAAAGTTGTTAATTGCATAATCGAGTTGTTCTTTTAATGACCAGAATGTTCCGTCTGACCAGTTTTGCGCGTCATTAGCGCATTGTTGGCAATAGAAGCGCACTTGAGAGCGACGCGTTGGCGTCTCGCTTTGCACTTTCCATACCGCTGGCACTTGAGCTTTTAGATGCCAAGTTCCATCTTTCAGCTGCCCGAAGCGGGTTTTGCAATAATCGCACCACTGTCTTGGATTAGTATTGCGAGTCAGACTCAAAGTCATCCCAATCTTCTGGAGTTGAAAATCGGCATCTAGCCAAGATAGCGGAATATCCAATGAGGTCGAGATACGAATCCTCGCGCTCTGGAGATTCCACCATTCTTGAGAGTTTCGTTGCGATAAAGATAAGCGCCACGTCAGCTGGGTCTCTGAGCTGAACACCAAGGACTCTCGCGATTTTGTAAATGCGTAATAGATTGTGCCTCGAGTCGCCATATTCAACCCCCCTGTCTTGGATGGTGTCACTAGCTTCTTCAAGCCACTCACTTAACGACTTCTCTGACATTTATTGAGGCCCTCCCTCTTTTAAATCCCTCATTGAAAGCTCTGGCTTTGATACCGATAATCATTCGGTTAGCTAACCAGAAGGTTACACAGGTAGCGGCAAAGATGATTGCATCTGAATAATTACTCCACATCACAATTCACCCCGAATCTGTCTAGCCAATAAGCCGAAATCTCTTCCCGGCTCAATCGCCCTCTTGTTGATTTTCTACCTAACGATTCGACTGCATATCTGCGAATCAGCTGGCCTTTGACGTAATTCTTACCATCAGACCAAGCGCCAGAAGTAGAATCAAATTTAATTAACTTTACCTCTGTAATCATTACCAACCCTCGCTTTGGCAATAAGCACAAACGATTGCCGCATTAAAGTTTTGATAAGGAAATGCGCCTTGGTAGGAATCTCCACACAATTCGCACTTATAGCTATTTAACTTAACCATTGTTGCCATTTTTCTCCCTTCTTAATCCTCTAAATGGATTAAGTGGGATAAATGTATTTAATTAAATGGATTTATGCAAGGATGACACAAGAGTGTCTAATTAAGTAGGGAAGTGTCATCACACAAGTAGCAGCTCGGCGTGTCGCAAGTCTAGGAAGCCGGCTAACTTTTGCACTTTGCCTTTATTGGCAAAATCTGTCTTATCTGGAAGGGCCTTTAAAGCCCATTGTGGCTCCTCTAGAGCCCCTAAATCGAACTGATAGACCCCTAATGGGGTGGAATTGATATAAAGCGTCCTAGCGCCCGTTCTAGCCCTTATTTCAGCCAGATAATCCCATTTCTTCTTCTCAATCAAAAGTGTGTCGTAATGGGTCCGGCGGCACTTCATTTCAATATAAGCGTCGTGGGTGATTCCGTCAGCTCGGTCGGTCGCTGATAGTGGCGTTAAGTCCGGATAAACGGCCCTTAAAGCTTCAAACAGTTCAGCTTCTCTTAGGTAAATTAGACGTCCTCTTCCCCGTCTTCCCAACCTAATTTTTTGATTGGGTCATTAGCATCAACTATCCAATCGGGATAAGAGCTGCGGTCCATAGCAAAAGCCAAAGCTGCGCCTTCATCCATTCCGGCGCGACGGCAAGCCATATAAACTTCATTGGCGGCAATAGCCCAAAAATCCAGTTTAGTTAATGGCGTTTCTTTCGTAGTGCGCCTACGTTTCGCCACCTTCTTAACCGGCTTCTTAACGCGCTTTTTTGCCTGTGCCACTTCTGACCACCTTTGCTTGGAGCGCTAATTCTAGCTGAGACTCCATCTTGTCTAGTCGCGACACAATCGGAAGATTCTCAAGTTTTATGATGTAGCGAAGTCCGGCAATTAGCAGACCAATAGACCCGAGTACCGAAGCGATAAACGCTGCGATATCCGACGCGGCCATTATTTGATTTTTCCGTAACGCTCGTAATTAGGGTTAAGCCAATTGATTATGCTCGGCAATACGGCAGCAATAGCAGCATTGATTATTGTTTCGGCATCTAAGCCCACTGCCATATAGGTCGCTAGAGCTGTCGCTAGAAATGTCTTTGCCCAGCTTCCGGCCATCATTTTTAGGTCTTTCATTACGTTCCCCTTCTAGGTCGAACCAACTTCCGTCATTGTCTCCCAGAGTTGTAAAGCTAATATGGAAATGCGAGCGGTGAGGATTTGCACCTCTGTATTTTCTGCGTTTCCAATTAAGAATTGGGCTCATAATTTGGCCGTCATAAATGATGTATTTGATTCGCTTATCGCCGCGCTTGGCGCACTTACGAATCTTTTCGACTAAAGCATAAGCTTCTTCTTTATGAGCAGCTAAGTCCGCGTCTATATCTAGAGCTCTAACGATTCCATTTTGTGGAATATGGTCAGAATTGCCCTTTGCAACGTGGCGAGCATCAGCAATCCAGCCATCAGACTTGCGGTCGCGCTCAGGATAATCATCATCAATTTGTTCCCTGAGTTGCTGACCAGCTTTGCATAACTTAGCCAAGTAAAACTGCCGCTTCTTCTTCAGTTAAACCTAGACGTTCCAAAATCGCAGCGCGTTGAGCGGCTTTTGCTTCTGCATCAGCTTTAGCTTGTGCAGCTTCAGCTTTAATAGCATCTCGCTCCGCTTTTTCTTGAGCTGTCAATTCCCGTTCAATAAACTTTTCTTCTCCGGTTGTAACGTCCACAATTTTTTCAATAATCATTAGTTTGCCCCCCAAATGTAAATAGTTCCGGCATCAAAATTTGAACCGCTAGAAACAATTGAAACGCTGGTAATTGCAGCGGTTCCTTCGTACAGTCCCTTGGCAATATAGTGTCCTGGGTCGGAACCAGTGCCTGCACCGATACCGGAGACCATATCAAAAAAGTGATTTCCAGTTTTGTCCGTTAAATCAACAAAAATTGCTCCATCACAAGTTGATGCAGCGTTGTTCGCAGCGTTACCAAGAAGAATTCTAGTTAAGTTGGAATAGTTAGAAATTCCGGATGGAATTTGGTTTGAATAAGTGCTCTGAGGATTAATGAATAATCCAAATTGAGTATAATTGGCTCCAGAATCGGAATTGAAGCGAATCGAAAATTGGTCGCCGGAACCAGCAGAAGCCGCATCAACCAAAATCAACATTTGTTTAGCTGAAAGACTGCTGACAGTAATCGTTGTAGCTCCAGTTAAAGCTGTACCTCCAGCGTTCAAAAGCGTCCAATTTGTTATTGAGCTTGCTGTAACCCATTCTGGGGCAGTCGCTCCAGCATTAACCGCCAAAATTTGACCGGCAGTGCCTAAAGTCAATTTCGTAAAAGTATCAGCGCCAGTTCCATAAACTAAATCTCCAGCTGCATCAAAAGTTGTTGCAACAGTATTTGTTAAAGTAACGCTGCCGGAGGTACCACCGCCAGATAAGCCTGTTCCTGCAACCACCGCAGTAATATCACCTTGGTCATTGTTTATCCAAGTGTAATCTAAATCGGTATTGCTGGCTTTGGATAAAATTTGTCCGGTAGTGCCGCCCTTTAAATCAACAAATGACGCATCGATGGAGTTTCCCAACGTGCGCATTGCGGCTGCGCCGTCTTTCACTAAGTCTGTATCGTCCGGGGTTTCCCATCCGAAATTTGTTGTATTTGCCATTATTCTCCTTTAGGCGACGATTGTAGCGTTTAGCCAGTCCAAAGTCGGGTTAATTGTATTCCAAGTCTCAACGGCTGGAACCGAGTTCCAACGGAAGGCTTGAAGGCTGAAAGCCAGAGGGCTGACTGTCAGTGTTAAATCTAAGCGATTAAGTGAAGCAGTCCAAGTCCATCCTTCTACAAATCCTTGGAAATTGCCGCTGACCATATTGTTGGGCAGATTTGAAATATTGACTGGCATACCCATAAATACATTTATCAGGGCATCTCGGTCTGCGTCGTCAATTTCAGGGCTTGCAACAGTAAAAGTGATGTTTCTAAAAGCATATTGAGGGTACGCTCGAATAAGTAAGTAGAAGTCAGCCTGGGCTTGAGCGTCGCCCTGATTGCGAAGGGTTGTGCTTATTGTGCTAGCTAAAGTTCCATAAAGATTAATTGACGCAGGGTCGCTGGCTGATACCTCCGCGCCACTGGTTCCATACGAAATCGTCACATCATTTTTGACGTCTCCAGCTTTTTTAGTTATGGATAAGCCGGGACCAATTGCGTGATTTCCGTCTAAATCGACATATCCATTCGTTGAAAGATATTGCGAGCGATGCGTTGAATCAGCATAACCAATCCTCCCTTGGGCATCTTCATAAAGATATCCAAGAGCTGAAGTGGCAAAGCGAGAGGCGAGGCTGTAATAAGTCTCATTAACACCTGACTCGCTGTGAAGTTCATAATCACCGGGTCTGTCTATATCACCTAAACCAGAGTTTTCCGCATCAGACCAAATGGTTGTTGCATCATAATTTGACCAGCTTGTCGCTGCCGGGACTTGGTCCCAAGTATTAAACAAAATTCCATTTAACAATTCATAAATTCTGTCACCATCAAATTGATGATTGAAATTGCCTATATAGACAGTTCGATTTAGGCGAGCCAGCGCGCCAACGGCAATAATGTTAATTTTTTGACTCGTAGCTGTTGAGCCGCTTGTCTGGACTGTTATTGATATATCAGTAATAAAACCGCCAAAAATTGGTACATAGTCGCCGTTTGAATCTTGAACCTCGATTGATACTGGAGTATTGACGTCATAAGGTACTGAAGACTCGTTTGTTTCAATAAGCGTCAGATTGCAATAGCCGGCCAAAGCTTGAGAATAAATATCAGTTCGGCCCGAAGTAATTGTTAGACCGCTGAGGGTCGCTGACGTCCGAACGTCCCCATTAACTTGAACGCGATAAACAGGATTCCAAAGTGTCATAGCGCCTGTTGAGTTCCTCTGATAGCACCGCCACCGCCACCGGTTCGGTCTAAGACGCTATTGAAAGCTCCGACTACTGCTCGGCTAAATCCTTCTTCATCAATAATGCTAGGCGACTGAACATAGATGGAAACTGGAGCAGCTGTGATTTGACCAGCTGCAGCTCTGGCAGCCATAACCGAAACAAGTTGTTGATTGGTAGCTTCCATAGCTTTTTTAATTTCTTCTTGTTTTCTTATTTCCGCATCAATTTCTTCAGTTATATCGGTTATCTGTTTTCCATCTTTTGTCTTGGTTCCACCAGTTACGGAACCAGAATTCGCAATAGTCGCTCCGTCCGGTGATACGGCCGCGTTAATCGCTGCAGATATTTTAGCTCCGGCATCTGTTGTAAAGCCACTTGGCAAAGAAGCTGAATTGACGATATTTGACCCACTAATACCGCTACCCGTTTTTACGTTCGGAATGGTTCCGATATTAGGCAGCCCAGGAATCTTGTTATAAGCTTCGATAGCTTTGTTTATTCCATTTATTACTGTATTAACCAAGCCGAGAATTGCCTTGATTGCTTTATCCACAAGAGAAATGATTCCGCCAATTAAATCGGCAATAGTTCCGATTACTGGAGCGATTACTTTAATGGCAGTTGAGAATGCAGTACCAATTCCGCTGATTGCATTGACTACGCCATTTTTTAGCAACGGAACGAAGTAGGTTTGGAAAAAATCATAAATGACTTTAATTGCGTCTAATACTGATTTGAAGTTTCCGCTGTTTGTTTGAAGTGCTTCTGAAACTTTTTCAAATGCTCCTCGAGCAGCTTCGATAATTGGATTTAAAAAATCTTGAACTTGAGTGACTAGGTCCTTCACTCTATCAATTAATCCGCTACCTTCTTCGTTAGAAAATGCTCCAGCGGCACCTTCAATAACCGGCAAGAATTTGTCATTGAAAAAATTAACAACATTTAAAACCACTGGCAATAGCGCTTCACCCAAAGTCACTTTTGCCTCTTCTAATCTGGCTGTCAAGATTCTTTGGCTGTTAGCCATTCCGTCAGCTGTTCGAGCAAAATCTCCTTGAGCATCTTTTGTTTGATTCAAAATTACTTGATGGGCTGCCAAGACTTTGGCTTGAGCATCAAGCGCGCCCTTACCTTTATATAATCCCATTTCCATTGCTTGAGCTTTAAGAGTCGCATCATTAAGCAAAACGCCATAGGCTCGGATTGGTTCAGATTCACCTCGTAAAGCTGCTCCTAAAGCATTAATGGCTTGGTCCACCGAAGTGTTGTTAAATGAGGCTAAATCAGATGCAAGAGTTACAAATTGAGTTGAAAAACCAGCAAGGTCTTTGCCGGTTAAACCAGCCGCTTTGCCAAATGTTGCAAAAGTGCTGGCGGCGTTTTGAGCTTGGATTCTAGTTTGACCAAGACTTTCAGCTGCAGTTTTGGCGAATTTTGTAATTTCTCCAGCGGCATCTTCAAAAATGACTCCGACTTTGGAAGTTGATTCAGCTAAATCTGATGCGGCAGCTACGGCTTCTTTACCGATTTTAATTGCCATTGCGCCGGCAGCTGCGCCGACTGCAGCTAGAGCAACTCCGGCCTTTTTTGCAAAATCGCCTAATTTATCGCCGAATGAAAGAGTTTCCTTATTGGCATCTGACATCCCTTTGACGAATTGCTTCGTCTCGGCGAGAACCTCAAGTTTTAATGTTCTGTAATCTTGTGCCATTTAGTTCTTCCAGTTCTTTATGACTTCATTGACTTGCTTCATCCACATAAGAGTCAATTCAGGCTGAATTTGGCGAAGGGTTGGGTATATAAACCAGCCCCTTGAGCCGGCTCCAAATCGACCAGACCAAGAAGGGAATTGCTTGAATTTGTCGGAACCGAATTCCAAGCCACCCCATAATTGTTGAGTGGTTCCGCCACCTGAAAGACGCTGACCGGCGAAACCGAAAGATAGACGCCCTGTCTTTGAACTACGAGAGACTGTTGAGCCATCAACCACTCGTCTAACTGCTCCGGCCGATTTTGTTCGAGAATATCCGGCAGCTTTGATTTTGTCTTGAGCAAGTGTGGCAATATCGTACGAGACTTTACGAGCGCCTTCAACAGCTTCATCGCCCATAACTGTAAAAGTCTTAGCCAGAGAAGCAAGCTCGCGCTTGCTATAGGGACTAAATTCGACTTCACCGGCCACCGCTTCTTTTCTCCAAAATCTCTAGTGCTGTGAGTATATCTTCCGCTTCTGTCCAGTATTGCATTGGAATTTGTGTCGCTATCGCTAGCTCCACAATTAACCGGCCTAGACTTCCGCGTTTGTGGCTTTTGGGTCGTTTTCACCAGCCGTCACATCGGCGACTGTTTCCATCCACACTTCAAAAGATTTAATTGGCTTCCCAGCTAATTCTCTTTTGTGAGCGTGGTAAGCGAGGAAGAGCAGGTCGTACATTCCAACGCCATCATCTAGCTTTGAAACCACTTTACCGGTGCTCTTCTCCCACTTAGCCCACTCTGGCGGAGCTGCGTAATATGTTGCAACTTCGCCGTCGTTATATTCAATTGTGATTGGTAATTTCATCTCCCGATTGCTCCGATTTCTTAGTTAAATGTTTCTGTTGGGGTTCCAACGACTGTCATTGTCCAAGTATCAGTTAGAGCTCCTGGAGCTGCTCCACCGGCGCTTGGAAATACTGGAAGTACGTTGAAAGAGAAAACAGCTCCGGTTGCAGCGGTGAAGCTAACAGCCAAAGTTGTGTTTGGAGCTGATTCTGCATCAGCCCACATTGCTTCGAATAGTGAGCCGGTAGCTCCCCAATCCTGTAGCAATTCAATTGTGAAGGTCCATTGCTTATCTACTGACTTGTAAGCGCGGCCATCAAGAGTTTGGTATGTCTCAATAATGGTCTCGGCTGAAAGAGTCGCTGAAGTCGCCTGAGCATCGTAGGACGAAGAGTCCAACGTGAAAGTGACATCGCGGCCAGTGATAACTGTCGTTGCCATTGTTTCTCCTTAGTTTGTTTGCTCGTAGCGGACGCTCAAGCGGATGTCTGCACACAATAAATTAGTCGTGCCAACTGTCATCACCGAAGGTTTTTCAACATTCGATAATTCATACTTGGAAGCCGATAAAGCCCCAAGAATACTGATTATTAATTTCTCTAGATTGTCTAAAGAAGCTGAATTAGAAAAATAAGCGACACAAGCGGTGATGGTGTAATTGAGTTTGACGTGAGTTAGATTTTTACCAATCAATTCTAATTCCATATAGGGTGAATCCGGGACTATTGCAACCGCTGGAACTATTGGAGCTTCTGGAACGTGGTCATAGACATTGGCGGTAACGCCAGCTAGAGCCGTCTTAATTGCTCCTCTAACATCGCTTGAAATTGATGATGGCACTATCCCACCATTGTTTCAACATCGAGATAAGGTCCAAGAAGGCCGGTGACTTTAGCAAATAAATTCTTTGATAAACGATATGGGGTAACGCTGAAATCAACGCCTTCTATCGCTCCGCCGGCGGCTGTACGAGCCTGAAAGATTTCGACAGCGATTGCCAAAACTGCAGCTTCAACATTGGAATTTCCGACGTAGGTCGATAATCCAGAGAGCGCAGCATTTCCGGCTGGGATAATGTTTGTTTCCAATACGTCTGCATTTGTGATGGCGGCGGTAAATACATAAGGGCCAATCAAATCGTCTGAAACTGTGTGAGTGCCATTAAATGGAGCGCCACATCCGGTAATAATTACGGATTGACCCTCGGTGAATTCGTGAATTGTTGCGGTGTGGAAATATGCAACGTTATTTTCTAATCTAACTTTGTTGATTTTGCTTTGGAATGTAACAAGCATTGGCAGGACTAGATTTTCCGACGCATTGCAAATATCATCCAAGTAAGCATCTGAATACAGGGCAGACGAGACGCCAAGAATCGTTCTTAGCTCTGAAGCTGTAACTATTGTTGGCATCTCGCCGTCCTTTCGTTCTAGAGGGTGACAGGCCAGCTCGGGAGCGGACTGGCCGTCACTTTTTTAGTATTACTAAGCAACCATCCACTTATAAGCGCCAGCTGCAACCTTTGTTGCAAGTGCGCCGTAGCCGTAGTAAGCCACTTCAATCTGGCCGTTTAGAGCTACGTTTGTTTGTAGGCGGAAGCGAGATGACTCGTACCAAGTGTAAGCATCTGGATTCAAGATGATGATTGAGTTATCACCGGTTGGAGCAGATACAGCTAGGTTGCGAGCAACGCGTAGGTCTAGACCCAAAACGTTTCCGCGTACTGATTGTCCGGATAGGTTTCCACCTTGGTTGCTGTTTCCGATTAGATTCTGATAAATCGGACGGCCAGCGTCAGCAAGGTTCATAATGTTGCCCCATTGCTCTGGAGAAACAAGGATGTTGGTTGCAGTTCCAAGAGTATTCTTATAAACAGATACAGATGCATCTGATACGAAATCAAGGAATCCAGCTGCGTCGAGAGTGCGGTTTCCGCCATCTGTTCCGCCAGCAACTAGGCCAGCGATTACAGCAACATCAGTAGCCTTTGCATAAGCAAATTCCATCTGACGTACTAGCTCTTCGAAAAATGCTGGGGATGAGCGGTCTAGCAATTCAACTGAGAATGTCTGTCCGCCAGCGTACTTCTTAACTGAAACGGATAGGAATTCGTTTGTCATTCCTGTCTCATCGATTGCTGCAGCTTCAGCTTCTTCTCCAACTGTTGGGACAGCTGTTAGCTTTGGAATCTCGAATGACATTCCGGCATCTGGCAAAACGCCGCGTGATACTGAATCAACAGCTGGGCGGTCTGCGTTTGAAAGTGGGTTGATGATTTCTGTCAATTGACGAGTTGGGATGAGACCAGCGTTGTTGCTAGTTGTGTCATCTGCAGCCAAAACATATTGACGAGCAGCATCATCACCGAGTTTAGCGCGAACGCTATTCTCGAGATATTTTGCCTTTGTGAACTCAAGGCGTGGGGTTGTGTAGAAGGCTGGCTTTGGAGCCGCAGCTTCTACTTTAGCTGCTTCTACCGCTTCTTCTACGGCAGGAGCAGGAGCGGTAGTGTCTGACACTTGTTCTCCTTCGGTTGGTTTCTCTGCTTCAGCGGTTGCTGATTCAGAATCTTCTTTTGGCGCTTCGTTTTC